ATCTAGAAGAGGGGGTGAGGTTGGAACATCAAGCATTTAGCAAGCGCGGCATGGAGCGGTCAATTCGAAAGAGCGACTTCCGCAAAATACCGAAGGCCGCCCAAGAGGCTCATCGTACTGATTTGATTCTGGCTTCCATGTTGGCAGCGAAAACGAGGTTTTCGGCGCCAAGCAATCCTTTATCAAAATTTACCTTGCGAGGTAATGCGGTATTCAAGCTAGGAAAACAAGGGGATCAACTTGTGGAGCGCAAGCTCGCAAAGAATCTTCGCGTAGCTTCGGGCGTACAACCTCTCGGTCGATCCGTCATCGTCGAAAACTTGAAGATGCTTCTAAAAGAAGGGGTGCCATTTCGAGTTTATCGACTGGATATCCGAAAGTTCTACGAATCTTTCGACAAGGTCGCCGTGCTTGAGGAAATGGAAAAGATTGTTCGCTTGAGCCCGCACAGTAAGCGACTGATAAAAACATTATTGGAGCGGCATTCCGAGCTCGGAGGAGCTGGTGTACCGAGAGGTCTACCAATAAGTGCGGTACTCACAGAAACGATGATGCGTCATTTTGATGCAAAGATGCACAATGCGCCACATGTCTTCTTTTATGCTAGATACGTCGACGATATAGTCGTCATTACTTCAGGCGAAGAAATGACTCAAGAGTTTCTCGCGAGCGTGAAACAATTCCTTCCTTCCGGCTTGAAGCTGAACTACGACAAATTCACTGTGTCGCGCAAGATTGGTCCGCTTGTGGAAGTGAAGAATAATACTCGTCCAAAGGATATTGTCGCTAAGTTCGAATATCTGGGGTACAAGTTCACCACGAGCAATCCATTTAAAAAATCACAAACGAGTTCCTATAGAAGCGTTGAGGTCGATGTTGCGGACAAGAAAATAAAAAAATACAAGCTACGGCTGTCGCGCGCGTTCTATGAATATGTGCGTACAAAAGACCATGAGTTGTTGAGGGATCGAGTTAAGTATCTGTCGAACAACTTTAGTGTTTTCAATATTCATATTAGAAAAAAGAAATTAGCGGGAATATTTCATAGCTATCCACTTGTCCAAGAGAATGCGAAAAGCCTCGGCGAGTTGGATCACTATTTGCGTGGGCTAGTCCTGTCTAGCCACGGCCGTCTCGGCAAAAAATTATCAACTTTATTAACCGGGTCGATGAAGCGAGGGCTGTTGGCGAATAGTTTTGTTAAGGGCCATGCTAAAAAGACATTTATACATTTCACGCCCCTGCGGATCCATGAAATAAATCAATGTTGGGCGCATTGAATTTGCTGTATGGCCAAGAAGAATTTAATTAGTCGAGATGACTACGATCGAATTCTCATTACGGAAACGCTTCCGTATGAGACGCCAATAATATTTTCCAACGATGGGCTGTATGAGCGCGTAAAGAATCTGCATCAGGCGACTGAGTTTCAGCAGAGGCTTACGAAGGCGCTTGTATTCGGCGAGGGCGCGGGAGTCACCATAAAGTCCACAGAGCCATATCTCTACAAAGTTCGTAAGAACTCGCTGGAGTACAGAAGATTAGCGTTACTGCATCCCGCTTCTCAATGGAGAATTCGAGAATTTTATCGTCAATACGAGCGAATAATTCTCCTTTACTGCGCTGGAAGCCCGGCATCAATTCGGTCTCCAAAATCCATAGCCAGCACGTTCTACTCCAAGAGTTCCTGGGAGAATATCTACAAGTACAAAGAGGGCAAAGTTTCCTCTGAAACGGTAGACGGCTACGCAAAGCATACCCCATCGTATTTTTCCTATCGAGGATACGATCGGCTTTTCAAATTTTTTGAATCAGCCGATTATTTCGAATTGGAAAAGCGCTTTGATATCCAAATGACGCTGGATGTCTCAAAATGCTTCGATAGTATTTATACCCACTCGATAGTTTGGGCGACCAAGGACAAGGATTTTGCCAAGCAAAACTTGAGAGCTAGTTCTTTTGGCAATGATTTTGATATTGCCATTCGTCATGGCAATCATAATGAGACCAACGGAATTCCAATTGGCCCGGAGGTTAGTCGAATATTTTCGGAGATAATATTTCAAGAAGTCGATCGACTTGCGATATTGAGGCTGTCGGAGGATGACTTCAAATACGGTGTTGATTATGTATTTAGGCGATATGTTGACGACGTATATATATTTGCCAGAAGTACGGACTTGGCCGCTAAGGTTTACGCAACGTATGCGGATGCGCTGATCCAGTTCAATTTGCATGCCAACAGCGGGAAAACAGTCACGCAGCAACGCCCATTTGTGAGCAAAAAGACGAGATTGATTCTGGGCGCCGGTGAATTGGCCGATGTTTTTTTCGATTCTTTTTTGGAGAGGGATGGAGTCGGCAAGCTAACTCCGAAAACGATCCATTCTTCTTGGCGCCTTGCAAAGAGTTTCATAGGCACAATCAAGGTTCTCTGCTCACGCAACGAGGTTGCCTACGACGAAATCGCTTCATTTTTGATATCGTCGCTCACCGAGCGCATAAAGCGTTTAGTGAATGAGGATGAAATTTCCACAAGCGCAAGTTTGGATAACTATCTTGCGGCCATCAATACGCTAGTGGATGTCTTGTTCTTCTTATACAGCGTGGCCCCTTCTGTTAGCGCCTCATACAAATTGAGCACGGCGATAATCCTGCTGATGCGTTTTACGCGTTTGCAAGTAAAAGAATATGAAGAAGAGGTTGCGCATAGACTCTACCAGTTGATACTGGGGTTGCTCGTAAATGAATGCCAGCGTCAACGCGCCTTGACCGTGGAGGGTTTCGTTCATCTTGAGTTTCTCAATATCCTGTTGGCTGCTCGCGAGCTCGGAGATTCATATCTGATCCCTGAGAAGATAATCAAAGAGCTATTTGTGAGAAAGGATGAACTCTCTTACTTTACGGTTTCCTCATGTCTGTTTTATATTCGAGACGCGGACGAGTATAGAGAAATTCGTAAGATACTCATTGACTTCCTCCGGGTGAAACTTATGAACTTAAGTGACCTATTTTCGAGCAGCGAAAAGGCGCATTTATTGCTGGACGCAATGGGCTGCCCATATGTACCACTCAAATTCAGAAAAAAATGGATGACAGCGGTCGGAAAGCGACTTGGCATGCCGGCGTTTACTCCGGTAGAGCTAGACGAGGTCGCTGAGAAGCTTGGCAAGGAGCATTGGCAGGTAAATTGGTCTGAAGTTGACTTGCTCAACTCCTTGGAGAAAAAAGAACTGAAACAAGCGTACTAGCAGAGGTACACTCTGAGTCGGGAAGTGAGGCGCCTCTCCTCCCATTCGGAGTGACCTTCGAATGGCGCGAACCTGCAAAACAGGTCTCTGTTCGGAACGAGGCAGCGTGCCGTAAAAAGCAGCTATCTCGTGATGTTTTATGAGCGTTAGCCGGAAGGCTATCCACACACTCAGTAGGCAACTCGCTTCCCACCTTTGTTGACTTGCATAGTGGCGATTCGTAGTCGTTCGCTGGAACTAGGGCCATGCTCGTCGCGTCGAAACTGACTTGTTCTTCTCCGGGGAGTCCTGGCAAACGTCCGTTCAGATTCGAGGGATGTCGACAAAGCTTCGAAGGTCTGAAACGCGCCAGCGCGTAAGTCCCGCAACCTTGACCGGTGGCGGAAGTTGATTCAACTTGACTTTGCTCCAGAACGTAGATCGGCCCATTGAGAGCATCTTTGCAGCCTCCGACGCGGGGACTAGAAGTTTTTCGTTCATTTGACTTTCCTGATTGTTGTGTGGGATAGAACTGCGTAACAGGTAGCTGTCGGGAAATGGCCTTGTCATGATGAATTCCGGTGACGTTGGGGAAGGGCTTCTTTCTCTACGTTGAGGTGCGATTGATCCCCGGTCTCGGCATTTTTTGATCCCAGCCCTGCGAGGGTGCGCTGCACCTGCAACTCGAGAAAGCGATTTCGGAAGTGCTCGCGCCAGTCCTTCCACGTCGCTGCTTCGCGCTCGAGCGTATCGAGTCGAATCCAATCCGCAGGCGCCACAGGGTGCACCGTGTTGTCGCCCAACACGGCCCATGGCAGATGTCGAGCCGGATCGAACGGAGTGAGGTCGCGCCGCGCGGTCGCGAGTGCCTGCGAGTCGATGGAGCGCAGCAACGTCTTGTGGCCAGCGAACACCGAAAGCAGCTTGAAGTGCTCGCGAACGGTCTTCGCATGCTCGGCCTCGAAGAGCCCCCATGCGGCGATGCCGCGTGCGCCCATGCTGAAGCTGTTCACGGCGAGCTTCGCTGGGCTAATCAAGTCGTTGGTATAGGCCTCGTGTGCGTCGTGCATCAGCGCGGCCATTTGCACGAATACCGATGCGCCGGCGCGCCGCGCGATGTCGCAGCACAGCAGGCTGTGCTCGGCGACGCTGTATGGGCGCGTGGTGGCGCCGTTGAACTGGTTCACGATGGCGAGGTGGTGGGCCACGTCGCGGATGTCCACAGGACGGCCGTTTGCAGCCAGTGCGGCGGGGCCGGTGAGGTGGTATTCGGCGCCCGTGCTGGTGAGCATCCACGTCATACGCTCCCCTCCGATGCGTGTTGCGCTGCGCGGGCACGCAGGGTGTCGCGGTGCTCGTTGTAGATGCGCACGAAGGCCTGGCCGGCCGGGTCATCGAAGGGATAGCGGCAGGCTTCGTTCGGCGTTTCGCCGCGCTCGGCTGCTGCCTCGGCTTCGCGCTCGATGGTTGCGAGCGGGGTAACGGTAAAGGGCATGGTGTTCTTCGGGTGAGTGATGCCGGCGGCGCTATGCGGCCTGAGCGATTGCGGGCGCGCGTGCGGGCAGCAGCTCGCACGTCTTGATGGCGGCGTGGATTTCCGGCGCTTGCGCGCCTGGCATCGAACGCGGGTTCATGAGTTCCAGGCGCAGGGCGTCGCCGGCCTTGAGTTCGCGGTGATGGGCTCGCCATGCGGCGGCAGCGGGGCCGATCCAGCGCACGACGTAGACCTCGACGGCGCGCGGACCTTGGTTGTCGATGAGACGCATCTTCAGAACGAACTCGCCCGCATCGGACTGGTGTTCGCTGACGGCTGGGCGCCCTGGGCGCCCCTTGCCGACGAAGAAAACGCCGGTCGTCGTAGTCGTCATGGCTGCGTACCTCGCTGCCCGGCGCGGATGCGCTTGAAGGTCTTGCGGATGTCGGTGGCGAGGCTCGGCGTGTACTGAAAGCGGCTGTCGATGAGGCCGCCAACGGGGCCGGTTCGTTGCGGCTGCTTCGGACGCCGCGGGCGAGGGGAAACGATCACGATCATGGTGTGCTCCAGCCGTAGACACACATCGCGGCAAGCACGATGGGCAGAACGATGAAGACCGCCAGCGCGGCAGCGGTCGCGAGGAAGCCCGGGATGGGCCTGACGGGCGATGTCCTCATGAGGCCAACGCCGGTTTCTTGAGGAAGGACATCAGGTGGCGCTCTCGGCCGCCCTCAGGGCGTCAATGCGCACACGTTCGAAGTCTTCGATTTCCTTCGAAAGCGACGGGTGCTCGTTCGAAAGAAAGCCGACGACGAAGTGCCAATTCACTTGGCCGCACTCTTTGGCCAACTTCATCGCGCGGACGATGGCTTGAACTGCGGGCGTGCGCCGCACTCGTGCCGTCCTCATGCGTCACCTCGTGCGGCGGTATTGATGGCGTCAATCTCGCCGTTGAGCGCACGTGCCCGCTCGGCGAACTCAGTCGCCAACGGATGTGCGGGTGCGCCCTCGGTGTACGCCGCGACAGTCGCGTCGGAGATTCCGGGCAGACTGATGCTGCCGAGCTTCAGCGCCTTGTTGGCGAGCGGCACACCCATGGCTTGCCAGTTCGCAACGCCCGCCGCGTTGCAGCGGTAGAACGCCTGGCGGCGACGGCCAATGGTGCGAATCCAGATGTCCACGCGCGCCGAGCCGGTGGCCCCGTGGCGCGATGCTGCGCGGCTGTCGCTAGCGTGGTTGAGTTGAGCGCGGGCCACGGCCTCAGCCCTCGATGCGGATCGCTTCGATCACCGGGCAACCGGTGACGCGGTGGGCGATGTCGAGCGCTGCGGTCGCATTGGCCGCGCGGAACTGCACGAACGGCGCCGCGCCGGTGTCCGAGGGGTTCAGGTGGCCGAGGGCGTCGCGCGGCGTGAAGCTGCAGCGATATCGGCGGTCAGTGTCAGCCTTGGCGGCTGCGTTGGGGGCGAGTCGGTGTGCCGCTCGCGAGGGATGTGTGCGTCCGGTGATGTTCATGTCCATCTCCAAGTTGAGATGGACGGAGATTAGCGTAGCGCTAAATCACTTGTCAATAGCGCATCGCTAAATTTCGCGAAACTGCGTGTTGAACGTCATCGGCTACACAGTTTTAGCCCTGGCTTGATAAGGACACTGATGTCCATTCGCGTGCCTGGCACCGCGGGGTTGGGTCGCCAAACGGTGTTGACGGGAAACCATCCCCGCTGCTTTGCTCGGCTGTTCGCGCTGCCGTTTAAGGCGTAGGTCCCGGTTGGATGGATGAAGGTAACCATCTCGACGCCCGAGCCGGCATCGACGACGCACGAAAGCGTCCCGCCGTCTACGAGAAGGGGCCAGCTTTCTCCGAAGCTCTCCTTCGAAATCTTCAACTCGGCGGCCTGTATGGCCGTGCTCGCAAGGAGCAAAGCCGCGGCTAGGGCGTATGCCTTCGTCACATCTTTCTCCCATTCCATGCCCAAACGACTCTCCCTCGCACGTTTACCCGCTGTGTGCCGTCCAACACATCAACGGTTTTTATCGTTGGGTTGTCGCTGCTGATTTCAAAGCTGCCGTCGAAGCGCTGCCGCACGCGCTTGATGTAGATGCGATCGTTTGCTTCGAGAACATACACGCCATCAATCTTGGGATCCGACACGCCAACATCTACCAAGAGAACATCTCCGTCCGAGAACGTCGGACTCATGGAGTCGCCGTAGCCGTGGATGAATCTCAGGTTCTGGATGTCGGTGAGCGGTTTTATGGTGCGCGTTGCCCATTGCGGTGAAACAGTGAGTCGCCCTACAACTACCTCGTCATGCATCTGATCTTCGCCGCTCCCCATGCTCCCCGAGTTGGCGAGAACGGGAATGCTCAATTCTTCGAAGCCCGGGAGAAAGGAGTCTTCGCCTCGCGGCGTATCAGTCTCGATGGCGCCGAAGGCCTGATCCATCCATCCGTCCGGCTTCGGAAATAGGCGCTCGATCTCGCGCGCAGTTCTGCGGTCCATGGAGCGCGGCTTTCCGGTCTTGGAGTCAGCCGATGCGTTGAGCCATTGACTGATCTGAGCCGGTGACTTCTGAATGCGGTCAGCAAGAGCGCGCTGAGTGCCTGCTTCTTCGACCAGCATCCGCAGTCGCGCCCGGTAAATCTCTTCGATCTTTTGCATTCCGCCAGTGTTTAGCAATGCGCTAACCTTTGGAACTGGCGCAGCGCTATTGACTATGTTTAGCGTGTCGCTAAATAATGCGGTCATGAAGCTCTCCGAATACTTCGCAAACGAGCGCGGCGCGCAGGCGCGTCTCGCAAAGACGCTGGATGTGCCAGCGCCGCTACTGAGCGCGTGGGCGTCTGAGAATCCCGAAAAAAGGCGTCAGGTGCCGGCAGAGCGTTGTCCGCTCATTGAGCAAGCAACCAACGGGGCGGTGCTCTGTGAAGACCTCCGACCTGATGTCGCATGGGGTGTGTTGCTGGGACGGGCGCTGTCGGCCGGCGAGGAGGGCGCCCATGTCTAAGTCCGGGCGGATCTTCCAAGACCTCTCCAAAACGGCCCGGGCGTTCGACGACGCGGCCCTGATGAAGATCGCCGCAATCCGGCGCGGCATGCCGCGCGCAATGCCGTCTTTGTCGGTGAGGGTCGAAAAAGTCGTGCTCGTCCAATGCCAGCGCGGCGAGGGGGAGTCTCGGCGCGACGTGCTGCAGGTTTTCCACCCGAATGGCGAGCTGTTGGCCGAGCACGACCGCATCCACGAGGACCCGGAATTCGCCTCTCATCATCTGCGCGAGACGCTCGCGAGCGAGGCCGCCTGCAACCTTAGGGGGGCGAAATGAGTAGACGGCGGCGCGCGCAATCGCCCTTGGGAGTGCCACCTTCACGAGCGCCAGCCCGAGGCCGGACTCACCACGTCGATGGCGGGCGCCAGTACGCGCGCACACAGGCCGTCCATCGCGGCACGTTCCCGCAGCGACTGCAGGCCGTGAGCGGTGGCGCTCTTGTTCGTTATCTCAATCCACGCCGCGATGTTCTCGCGGCTCAAGTCCGGCTCGACCTCCAGCAGCACCACGAGCTGCTGCAGGAAAAGTTCGATTGCATCGATGCGCTCGCCGAGCGTGGGGGCGTCAGGCGCTGCCGCGTTGGGTGTGGCGTTTGTCAATGAGGTTTGCATGAAATCAACTATCTCAATTCCAGACGGGAAGGCCTATGGCGCAGATGAGGCCTTGCCCATCAGAGTCCCGGGGCAGAGCGTCGCCGAGGTCGCCTACAACACGGTGTACAGCTACCCGGCCGGCATCCAGGCGCTCGCCAAGCGCATGGGCATGAGCGCGAACACGCTCGCGCACAAGGTCAATCTCAAGAACACGCACCATCACCTGTCGCTGCGGGAGGCCATCGATCTGCAACGCGCCACGGGGAACTTCGCATTGCTCAAGGCGGTGGCCGACGAGCTGGGCTTTACCGCTTCGCCGGCCACGCCGGCGCAGGCCGAGGGCAACGCCGTCGAGACCATCATGCGCATGTACTGCGAATATGCGGACTTCACCCGGGCCGTGAGCGATGCCATCGGCGACGGGAACCGGAACGTGACGGGCAACGAGATGCGCCGCGCCGACTACCACGGACAGGAAACGGTCGCAGCCGTGGGGCACACCCTTGCCATGATGCGCGCGCGCCTGAGAAAGGCGCCAACAACGTGAGTCGACAGGACTTGAGCCGAGGAGGGCGGGCGACGCCATGAGCATCCGGCTAATGACGATGATCTTCGACCGCTATCCCGAGGGCGGCAGCGAGATGCTGCTCGCGCTCGCGATGGCGGATCACGCGAGCGACGACGGCACGCGCATCTGGCCCTCGGTGGACGAACTGGCGCGCAAGACGCGGCAGAGCCGTCGCACGGTACAGCGGCAGATCGGAAAGATGGTCGCCTCTGGCTGGCTGGAGCTGGTCAGCGCGGCGACCGGCCGGCGCGGCTCGACCAACGAATACCGCGTAAGCGCGGCGTGGGTGGGCGGCGCCGACCTCTCGGCGAGGGGTGTCAATGTGGCATCCCTGAATGACGACGCCGAGGATTCGACGGGTGTCAGATTGACACCCGTCGATAGCGCCGAAGTTATCCACACGGGTGACAGATTGACACCCCATGAAGGAGCCGCGAGGGGTGACACCCATGACGCGAGGGGTGTCACCGGTGACGCGAGGGGTGACACAGCTATGACACCCGAATCTTCAGGAACCATCATGAACCATACCCCCCTACCCCCCGGCGGGGGGGCGAGCGGGTTCGATGAGCTTTTTGCGATCTACCCGAACCACGACAACCGGTCGAAGGCAGAACGCCGATACCTCCGGCTCGCGCCGACCGCCGCGCTGCAGCGGACGATGCGCTCGGCCATCGAGGCCCAAAGGCTTAGCAAGAGATGGACGAAGGACGATGGCGAGTTCGTGCCCGAGTTCGCGACCTGGCTGCGCAATGAGCGGTGGCGCGACGTGCCTCGCGCGCCTGGCGCAACGACTGCCGTCGCCGGCGCATGGCACGAGACGCGCAGCGGCATCGACGCGAAAGCGCGTGCGCTGGGCCTCGCGCCATGGGATGAGGCGGCTTTCTCGGTGGGGCGCGGCGAGAACTATCCCGCATTCACTGCACGGGTGATGCGCGCCGCCGAAAGGGCAGGGGAGGCGGTATGCGCGTGACCGTGGGCTTTAGTGGTGCCGGCCTCGCCAGCGTGCAGGCGCAGCTCGCCAAGCTGTCGGGTCAGCAGGCCAAGCAAGCCTATGCCGATGGCCTGAGCGATGGCGGCTTCCGCGCGCGGCGCGAGTGGCAGCGCGAGATGCGCGAGCAGTTCGACCGGCCCACGCCCTACATCCTCAAGAGCGTCTATGTGCGCAAGGCCACGCCCGAGCGGCTGAGCGTGGACATCGAGCCGACCTACTTCGGCGGCAAGGGCGTGGACCCACAGAAGATCCTCCAGGCGCAGGAGTTCGGCGGCGCACGTCGAGACAAGCGCAGCGAGGCCGCACTGCGCCGCATCGGCATCCTGCCCGCTGGCTACCAGACGGTCATCCCTGCCACGCCTTACCCGGGCAGCGATGACGGTCGAGGCAACGTGCGTGGCGGCTTCCTCGTGCGCCTGCTGTCGTACTTCCAAGCGATGGGCGAGCAGGGCTACAAGGCCAACATGACGGACAGGCGTAAGGCCCGTCTGCACAAGGGCACCAAGGACCGCGAGGGTGTGCGCTTCTTCATCGCATACGGTCGCCTCCGCGGTGGCCCGACCCAGCACCTCGCGCCTGGCATCTGGGCAGCGACCGGACAAGACGGCTTCATCGTGCGGCCTGTGCTGATGTTCGTGCGTGGCGGCACCTACGAATCGCGGATCAACCGGGAGCGCGTGGCCGAGCGTGCCGACCTTGAGCCGTACATCGAGCGACGCATCCGCTATCGCGTTCGAAAGATGGTGGGTGAATGAACTTCAACGCACCGTCATGCCTGGAGCTGTCCATGTCTACACCTACATCCGTTGAGATTGTGGAAGTAATCTTTGTTAGCACGTCCCGCGGAGACGGCACGCCTTCGAACCCCTCGCGCTCCGTGCATCAGTACTGGTCGAAAGACGGACGCTTGCTCGCGGACACCGACACGCTGTTCCAGTGCCCGGAGTCGGCGTCGTACATGGCAGCTGAGCGTCTCGCGCAGCTGCGCAACGCCCAGGCGCCTGCCACGAATCAACCGGAAGGCGCGCCCTGATGACGGCACACCATCGCCCCGGCATGGCTGCACGTCGCCGAGAGGAGCCCGGGTCCTTCTGCGCAGCGCTGGATACGGGTAATTCGAACCGCGTGCTCGGACTGTTCAACACACCTCCTAAGGGGGTTAAGTGAAGATCATCGAGGCACTCAATGTGCAGATCACGCAGGCCGAGTTCGCGGAAATGATCGGCGTCAGCGAAGCGAAGGTCAGTCAGCTCGTCGGCGAAGGCGTCATCGTGCGCGGTGAGACGGCCCGCACCTGGCTGCATGCCTACTGCCAGCGCCAGCGCGAAGTAGCGGCCGGCCGCATGTCGACCGAGATGGGCGGACTCGACCTCGTGCAGGAGCGCGCTGCGCTCGCGCGCAGTCAACGTGAAGCGCAAGAAATCAAGAACGCCACTGCGCGCGGGGAGTACGCCCCGGTCGAACTGCTGGCCGATGTGCTCAGCGCTGCGTCCAGCGCTGTGGTGGATCGCTTCGAGCAACTGGAAGGCGCGCTGCGCCGGACGTGTCCCGATCTGCCGGACGAAGCCAAGGCCACCGTGATGCAGATCGTCGCGTCGGCGCGCAACGAATGGATTCGCTCGACCGCCAAGCTGGTGGCCGAGCGGGTCGAGGATACATATGGCGAAGACGATGAAGAGGCCGAGGACGGCGACGAGGCCACAGGGATGTTCGCAACGACGGGGGCATCCGTTTGAAGGCCGTTTCGCGTGAAACATTGGATGCGGCCATCGGTGCTGTGCGCATTGGCCTGGCCGGTCTTCGTGCAGAGGCCTTCCAACGCCTGAGCGACTGGGCGGCCGAGCACTTCAAGCTCGCCGGCGAAAGCTCGCACCAAAAGGGCGGTTGGGTCGCATGGTCCTTTCAGGCCGGCATCCTCGACTTCATGAGCGACGACCGCATCGAGGAACTCGACGTGATGAAGTCCAAGCGCGTGGGCTACACGAAGATGATCACCGCCTTCGTCGCCTACAACATCGCGCACCGCCGACGCAAACAGGCGCTGTGGCAGCCCACCGACGACGACCGCGACAGCTACGTCAAGAGCGAGATCGACCCGATCCTCGACCCGGTAGACGGTGTGCCGGCAGTGCGCGCAGCGCGCAAGCAGGGCAGGGGTGCCGAGGACACCATCAAGCTCAAGAAATTCCGCGAGAGCGTTCTCCATCTGCTCGGCGGCAAGGCCAAGCGTGCCTATCGCCGCATCACCGTGGCCATCGCCATCCTCGACGAATGGTCAGCATTCGACCAGTTGATCGAGAAGTCGGGCGACCCGGGCGGCCTGGCGAAAGGCCGGCTCGAAGGCGCGCCCTATCCGAAGTTCGTCGGCGGCTCGACGCCAGGCGTGAAGGGCCTTTGCCATGTCGAGCGTGCGGTCGACAACGCCGAAGGCTACGTGCGCTTTCACATCGACTGCCCACATTGCGGCGTGGAGCATCCGCTCATGTGGGGCGGCAAGGACAAGCTGCACGGCTTCAAGTGGGAGCGGGGCCAGCCCGAGAGCGTTCGCCACGTCTGCCCCCATTGCCATCAATCCATTCGCCAGAACGACTACCTGCCGAGCGATCAGCCGCTGTCCGGAACGTGGGTGTGCGGCAAGACCGGCAAGCGCTACGGGCCGGATCGCATCTGGCGTGACAGCGCCGGCATGCCGACTCGGCCTCCGAAATCCCTGGGCCTCCACATCTGGGCGGCCTACAGCCCGCAGCGCACCTGGGAAAGCATCGTCAAGGAGTTCGAGGAAGCGCTCGGCCCGCTCGCCAGCGGCGACGCCGGCCCCATGCAGCTCTTCGTCAACGAGACGCTCGGCGAGACCTGGGAGATTTCCGGAGAGCGCACCGACGAGCATGCGCTGCAGGCGCGCGCCGAGCCTTACGCGCTGCGCACGGTGCCGGTCGGTGGGCTTGTGCTCACGGCCGGCGTGGACGTGCAGCGCGACCGTTGGGAAATCGACGTGTGGGCCTGGGGACGCGGACTCGAGTCGTGGATCGTTGACCACCACGTCATCCACGGCAACCCAGCCTCGGAAGACGATTGGCTACCGGTGGCCGAGTACCTGAACCGGCGCTACACGCAAGCCTGGCACGGCGCCAGCATGGGGCTGAGCGCCATCTCCATCGACTCCAGCGACCAGACGCAGGCTGTCTACAACTGGGTTCGAAAGAACCAGCATCACTTGCCGAAGCTGCGCGCCGTCAAGGGGCGTGGCGAGGAGAACATCCACGTCCTCGGCCCGAGCAGCCCGCAGGAGGTGCGCTTCAACGGCAGGAAGATCCCGAACGGCATCAAGCTGTGGAATGTCGGGGTCGACACCGCCAAGGATCTGCTGCTCGGCCAGCTCGCCATCGAGAAGGCTGGGCCCGGCTTCGTGCACTTCAGCCAAGAGTTGCCGCGCGAGTGGTTCGAGCAGCTCACGGCCGAGCAGCGCATTCTTGCCAAGGTGAACGGCAAGGAGGCGTACCGCTGGGTGAAGCGCCGGCCGCGCAACGAGGTGCTCGACAACCGCAACTACGCGCTGCATGCCGCCTTCGGACTCGGACTGCACAACCATTCAGACAAGCGCTGGGGCGAACTCGAAGCCGCGGTGCAGCCGCCTCGGGATCTCTTTTCCATTGCCAGCGCACCGGCCAGCGTCAGCGTGCCGGGCCCACTGCCAGACGCGAAGTCATCGCATTCGGCCCCTTTCGCGGCTCCCCTGCCTACGGCGTCCACCGCAGCAGATGCGGACATTTTCTCTCCCATTGCCTTGAACTGACCATGACGGCCCCAATTCCCAACGACGAACCGCTTGCCATCATTGAGGAGGAAGCGCGCGCGATGGCGCGATGCTTCGGAATTGCAACACCCAACGAGGCGGCAGCCTCGCTGATCGACCGGATCTTGCTGCGCCTGGGCGGCGCACACGTCTACTTGCCAAAGCGCAGCGCTCGTGATCGCCAACGAGTCCATGAGGAGATCGTCCGCCGATTCAATGGAAGCAATCTTTTCGAACTAGCGCGCGAGTTCGAATTGACTCCGAGACATTTGCGCAGGATTCTTGCGAGTGGGCGGTGATAGGGCGCCGGAGTTGATGTCGGCGAAATCTGTCAGGGCTCACGCTCAAAATCTCTTCGCCAAGGGTTCATCCCTATCGGACGGATTGCCTGTCGCCCGGTCACGTCCAGGGCGCATAGCGGGACCTGAATGTTGTCTCTTCATCCTTGGAAACCGCGTCCGGTCTCTCGATATTGACCATGCGCAATGTCGCTTGCAGGTCTAACAACGAGACTGACGGGAAAGGACGGGGAGCTGGCCAACTGGGAAGCGTTTGAATGCTCAGCGCGGGCCAAAGATGAGAAACGAAGGCGATGGGGGCATCCCCATCGTAGGAGGTCGAGACTACCCCCACCAAGTAGCCCCGATCATCGAATACCGGCCCCCCGCTCATTCCGCCAAAAGCTGCGCATGACACAGCAAAGCATGGCCCTGGCAACATCACTTTGTCGCGGCCGTCGTGATGCACTTCCAAAACCTCGCCACTTGTATAACGAGCGGATAGAGGAATGTGTGCGTTGCCGTCCTTTGATGCCCCCGTACGGGCCAGTGCCGGAAGCCCGTACAGCGCGACGCGCTCGCCTATTGCTGGCGTCCGGGTAGTTAGGTGCGCGACTACGAATCGATTTTGCGGAGGCATGGCGCTGGCCAAAGTCATGCAAAGAATTGTCAGATCCGTTCCCGGAATCGACACGACATTTCGAACCATCCAAAAAACAGTGCCGTGATTGGCTGGTCCGGCACAGAGGAGGGCGCATCGGCCTGCCCGCAAAGCCTCCTCGAAATCCAGGATGACATGGTGAGCGCATATGGCGATGCCCGGCGCCACCAGTACTGCTGAGCCTGCTGTGTGATCGCCGCCTTCGTCCCTGAATACCATTGCCAGGAGTGCGCCGTGGAAGAGAGCCATAAGAGGGAAGTAGCCCTCTGGGCGCCCTTGAGTGAGCTGCACCAGAACGCCGTCGACAGTGCAACTTATCTGCTGGCCAGCCCTGAGGCTTGCTGTCGGGTCTTCTTGGACGACTCCAATGACGGCTTCAGAACTGAGTTCCTCGATTTGGATTGGTCTTGGCGAAGATGCAGCAGGTGGTGACACGGGCATGATTGGGCCAGGATAGCGCCGAATTCTCGACCGGTTGGACAAATACCGTCCCAGCGCGACTAGCCATTCCGTAGCCGACGACGCCCCGGCGCGCCACTAGTTGTGCTATGACGAACATAGCTAGCTTGCGCTGACGTCGGGAAGACCAGCGACTCCGTCACAGGGCCGAATGGCAGCTTTGGAGTGCCGTGAAAGTCGGCGGTAGGCCTCAGCCTTTCGTCGCCTTGCTCCCGTCAGCACAAGGCGAACCCGAGCCAACGCTTGAAGCGAACTCGTTTCGACCAGACGCACACCTCGACCGGTTCCACGGGCTTTGCCCGCTCGGGTCGTTGGGGGGGGCGCCTGCAAGCCATTGAAGGCTGCACCGTGCGTCCAAGAAGCGGTATCGTAATACTTATTGATTAAATTCCCATCTCGAAAGACACTTCGATGGGACGCCCAAACCAAACGAGGAGAAGACTGAAGCCGGACTTTGGCGCAATGCCTGAGCGACTCAGGAGGTCGCCAAGTACGAGCCAAGAAGGTCTTGGCGACGTCTGCTGTCTCCGGGACTAGGCTCGCATCGCCTGCACTTGGGTCGTTTTTGGTGCTGACTTCTAGAGGGGTCCAACATGGCAGACTTCGCGCGACTGGTAGTGCAGGTTGTGCGCAGTCTCGCCGGCGGCGTGCTCTTGCTGTTGGCCGCAGCAACCCTTTGGCGCATCGTCACAACACAGGCAGGGGCTGATCTTCTCAGATGGGAAGAACCTGCCAACTATGCGATGGCATCGTTGGCGTGTGCGTTGCTTGTGGGATTTACCGTGGTTATGCCGGGCGGGCGTCGATGGTCCCTGCTCATTTTGCTGGTGCTGCTGGCGCTTCTGAGGCACGTTGACATCCTGTTGCTCACTTGGCCGCGAATCGCATCAATGATGGTTGCAATGGTCGTTGTGATCTTTATCACGGAGGTCGTGCGTCAGAACGTTGGACTGGTGCGGGAGCTTCGAGAACACAACTTGGGCAGCAAGGCGCGCAATGCATTCTTGATTTGGTTACTCATCATGGGAGCGGCATCGGCAGTCGGGTTCATGGTGGCGGACTGGCTGACCAAGAGGAGCACCCAGCTCGTTTATGACCAGACGCCGATCGATGAATACTGCGAGAAGGGTAAGGGCAGTACAGATGAAGCGAATCTATTGGATCACGCGCGTCCGTGCGAAGGCGCCCGATGGCCGATACCGCCAGCCGTCGATGAACTGGGGCTGGGGGACAGGCTGAGCCATCATTGGGACAACAAATACCGCTCGAAACAGCAGCAGATGCTTGATCACATTGCCTCGGCGGATCAAGCGAAAAGGATTCCCGACGAAGTGTTCATGAATGGGTTGAAGTTGAAAGCGGCTCTGATCGACATCGATGACTTGACCCATCCTGTGCTTGTTCTGGAGATTCCGGGCAGTTCGAAGGTCACCGAGATGGAAGCCTTGGCGCGCGATCCCGATTTGCAGAGAATGCTTCAGGAGCGCACCCGCATACAAGCCACCATGAAACAAGGTGGTTGGCGCAGGGTAATACCTATTGTTGTGGGAAACGAGCAGCTTAAACGGCTTAACCCAAAGATTGACCAGCGCGCCAAAGCAGTTCTCAAGGCTTCGGAGTCGGTGCGAACAACCGATCAGATCGTTGCTGGATCAGTACAGGATCAGCTTCTGCGACGGCTGCCCAAAGTTGTTGCATTTCCGGGCCCCCCAATCCTTCCAGTGAAAGAGGACAGAGAAGTGGCTGCAGTGCGCAGTCGGCTGGCTGCGCTTGTTGTCCACCGTCTTGCGGAGCAACGGAACGCGACGATAAAAGTGGCCCTTGAAATTGCCAAAGGCGTCACTGCAGAACGCCAGAAGAACCCTTCTGGAATCTCTGCTCCAGAGGTGCAATTTGAGCAGATCGGCTTCTCAAGGATTTGTACGAGTCGCGCGGCGAGTCCGGACGTTATGAAAGAAGACCTCTCGGACATCAACGGGAAGCGGAATTCAGATCTTGAATACGTGCCGATCAACAGTGCTGCATTCTCATGTTCGACGGATCCAGCTTGGCCTGACACCATCCCCGGTAAACGGTTGAACTTGAATGAAAGTCTCGGTGCATCGATTCGCCAATGGACCATCAACAATGAAGTGCAACTGGAGTCTTCCATACGGGACGCCTTGGTGGTGATCGTTGACGACACCAACAAGGGTGGCGCAAGAGCGCAAGACCTAGCCACGATGGTGCCCGCGACGATTCATCTGGGTCGCAAGCGATGTCGTACGCTTGAGCCGCAAACCTGGGGAAATTGCGCCACGAACTGGATCAAAGAGAAAGCTGAAAAGTCGTATGCATCCGGCAGAGCAGAGGCGGGACAAGAGTACAAGCTGGCCGTAGACAAATTTCAGCGCGAAGGACAAGGTGGTGCTGCTGGCTTGGTGCTATATGAACGGGACAATGGCCGCAACCAGCTGCTGCAGGCCGAAAAATCCTTGCACCAAACCGTCCGAACAGTCGGTTCGATCGTTCGTGTCATTTCATGGATGCTGCTGCTCCTGCTCGTGATCACACTCATCAAGAGCTTGCTGTATGTGCAAGCGTTGTTTCTCTTCCATTTCCGAGGGCCTGCAGTGGTCCAGGTCAACCGCAGTGCCCGCATTGTGGGCAATGCACCCAAGACAGCAGCGCCGGGTGACGCGTTGTTATTCGAAGGCGTCAGCGAACTTGATCCGATAGTGAATCAGGTCCCCATGGACGATCAAATGCTGCACGTCGCCCTTGCTCCTTGGCCCGGCAGCGGTGTTGTGTCGCGGCTGCTTCACCTCAAGTACCTGACCTACAACAGCGGGGCGCCTGTGTACCCCAACAAGCCTATGGCATGGCAATGCCCTGATGGGCACAACATCGTGGACTGGAAATTGCAGCCTGGCGAGGAGGTGGTTTTCAAGTACAAGCATTTCATGGGTGCATCTCGCAGCATCACATTGAAAAGCCACGTCAGTCTGCGCTTGGACACGATGTTGCTGGGACGCTTTACATTTCATTCTGCGTTGGCGGGCGATGCACCAGGTCACCTGTTGCTGCAGACCAAAGCGTTGTCTAGACGCGCCGTCAAGCAAGACGCCATCCAATCTGCCGCCCCTGAACGAATCATTGCTTGGCACGCGCAGACGGGTTTCACTGTGGCGCATCAACTCAATGCTTGGTCGCTGATCATGGACCCCTTTGCATTGGTCAGAAAGCCGGTCGATGGTGTCAGCGGGCGCATGCTGGTCGAATCATCAAACCGTCGTGTTTGGCCCTTTGCGGGACTTGCGCGTCACGTCCTCAAGGTGCTGTCTCCGATTTGACGATCACCCCGCCACTAGGGTCCCATCGGAGCAACATCGAGTGAGGACCTGATTTTGTGATTTAGTCCAGCGGAAATGTCCGCGATGAACTGTTGTCATCGCATGCATGGGCATTTACCGCCACCTCTCAATTTCTGAACTTCAAGCCACCCGCACGCGCCTCATGGCGTCGCTGCAGGATCGGCTGACCGCTCCCACCTCTGCCGCCCACAACGGGCGTTCCGTCCAGTACCAGCAGAACGTCGCCGAGATCCGCATGGAGATCGCTGCCGTGAGCGAAGAGCTCGACCGCCGCTCGGGTGGTGGCTCGCGTGGCCCCATCTACATCGTCTGAGATGGCACGCCGCACACGTCGATTCCATCCGGCTGCAAGCGCGCACGCCCCGGCGCGCTCTGGCGCGGCAATGGCCTCCCACGATGCAGCATCCGGCACCGACCTGGCGATGCGCGACTGGAATCCGGTCGGCGGCAGCGCCGATGCGGATCTGTTGCCCGACCTCGACACACTGACCACGCGGTCCCGTGACCTCGGCCGCAACAACGGCCTGATGGCCGGTGGCATGCAGACGCTGCGCGACAACATCGTCGGTGCGGTATTGCGCCTGAGCGCCACTCCGGATTACCGCCTGCTCGGCTGGACCCGCGAGAAGGGCCGCGAGTGGGGCAACATCACCGAAGCCAAGTTCCGGTCATGGGCCGAGACGGTCGAGTGCGACGCCTCGCGCACACAGAATCTGCTCGGCCTAACCCTGCAGGCGCTGGGCGGCGCCATGCTCAATGGCGACGCACTGGGCCTGCCGCTATGGCTGCCGCGGCCCGGCGCGCGCTGGAACACGCGCCTGATGATGGTGGAGTCCGACCGGCTCGCGACGCCCATCGGCATGGAGCATCGCGAGGACATCCGCAAGGGCATCGAGTTCGACAAGTGGGGTGCGCCGGTCGCGTACCACGTCCTCAAGCGCCATCCTGGCGATGCCTTCGCGTTCGGCTTCTACGGCATGACGCGCGACGCGCAGCTCATGGAGTGGGACCGCATCCCCGCCTTCACGCCATGGGGC